AGCGCCGCCGGTCCTTCCGCGTCAGCGACTTCCAGCAGGCCGTCTCCTCGGTTGGCCCGCAGGACATCGCTCGTGCGGAGATGAAGGCCGTCAAGGAGCTGAAGCGTGACGTCGAGAAGACCCTCCTCGGCACGCAGAATCGCGCTGCCGAGAACGGTGGCGGCGTCGCCTACACGATGCGCGGCTTTGGCAACTGGGTTGATTCGGCTGGTCCGGCGGACGTTCCCGCCGACTACCGCACCCCGGCTGGCTCCATCCACGCCTCGGGCACGTTCAACGAAACGGCGCTGAACAACCTCATCACCTCCGTCTACCGGCAGAACGGCGCGACCAACAGCCTCACGCTGCTGGCCGACACCGCTCTTCGCCGGGTGGTGACGGACTTCGCCCGCGCCGACACGACCAGCGGTGCGCTGCGCAACTACAATGCCGACAGCTCCTCGGGCCTTATCAAGCTCGCGGTTGGTCAGTATCAGTCTGACCACGGCATCATCACCATCGTGGATATGAATCCCGATTGCGCTCCTGACACGACCAACAAGGACACCGGCTACCTCATCAACCCCGACTTCTACGCGGTGGGTGAGCTTATCCCGCTCGGTTCGACCCGCCTCCAGAACGGTGGCGGTGGTGAGCGTGGCTACGTGGACTGGACCGGCACCCTCAAGGTGGCGCATCCTGCCGCTCACGGCAAGATCACCGTCCTCAGCTAAACCCTAACCAAGGAGACCATTACAATGGCTAAAGTTGCTGTTAACGAACTCGGTGCATTCACCGATGTCATTCGTCTGGATTACAATGATCTGAAGGCCATCGGCAACGGTGGTACGATGATCCTTGCCCAGATTCCTGCGCACGGTGCGGTTGAGCTGGTTGGCGTCGCCAAGACGGTGGCGGTTGCTGGCACGACCACGCTGGTGCTTGATGTCGGCACGACGATTGCCGATCCCGATGAGTTCATCAACGCGCTCGATGCTGACGCGATGACGACTCCTGTGTTCAACACGGGTGACCAGTATCAGCTCGGCACCGCGACGACCACCACCGGCCTCAGTCAGGCTGCGAAGGCTGGTGCGGCGGTTCAGGACGTTTACCTGAAGCTGACCGACTCGGCTATCGCGTCGATCACCGCTGGCGAGTTCGTCATCGGCCTGCGCATCATCGACCTCGCTAAGTTCTCCTAACGAGCCTAGCGGGCTGTTACAATGGGGCTCCTCCACACGGGGGAGCCCTTTTTTATGCACATCATCACCAGCTTGCCCGGGGAGGGCGCGGTAAAGGATGCCCTGATCCGAGAGATTCGCACCGGCTTTGAGCTGGTGAAGGTGAACCAGAAGAAGGAGGAGATTCTTGCTGCCCACGAGGCTCAGAAGTGGAAGAAGCACAAGACCGTTCCCGGGCTGGGCAAGGCGGTGGCGTTCTATCCCGCCGACGAGTATTTCCGCCTGATTCGTAAGTTTGGTCGGCAGGAGGTGAACAGCAAGGAGTTCATCCGCTACCACCAGAAGAAGTTCCCCCATCTGGCTCCCAATCGCGTCTGATGCAAACCGACACCTTCAGCAATCTCCTGACGCTCACCAAGGGGCTCACCGGAAACACCGCCTTTACGACGGAGGAGACGGCGCTGGTGTCGTCGTTCATCAACCGGAGACTCTACAACGCTTATCGGCGCAACCAGCACTGGCCCCGCTACTTGGTCACGGGTGAAGCTCGTGCCGTCTCGGGCGGGCTGGTGCCGTTTACGCAGGCCACCTTGGAGCCCATAGATACGTTCCTGCGCATCTATCGGGAATCGCCCTACGGCACCTACTCTGTGCCTGAGTATTCGTTCTACGTCACCAATGGCGGGGCCACCATTCTGTCCAAGCCAGACGACGTAACGACGGTGTACGTGGACTACAAGAAGCGCTGGGACGGGGACTACAACACCACGACCAACACGCAGGTGCCGCAGGAGTTCTTCCAGTATGCTGCGCACGGGGCCTTTGCCGACTTCCTCCGGTATGATGGCCAGAACGAGAAGGCTGCGGCTGAGGATGGCTATGCCGAGTCGCTGTTGGCGTTGGAGCTGGAGAACGTGATGAACCAACGCAACTTCAACACCATTGGGAAGCGCATCCGGTCGCACAGCTCCACGCAGTCGCGTCACTCTACCATCCGGTAGTATTCGATTGACCCGAAGCTCAACGGCGCATCCTTATGGGTGCGCCTTTTTTATGCGATTCCACGTTGTAGCGATGCCGCAGAGTTTCACCACCCGCGCCTACTCTGCCTGCGGGTTTAGCCAGAAGACCATCAGGTTCTGTTGGATGATGAAGACCTTGGGCCACACGGTGTTCCTCTACAGCGGGCCTGAGAATCAGGCAATCTGTGATGAGCACGTTGTGATTAGCACCGAGGAGGACCAGAAGCTCATCACTGGCGGAAGCCACTACATCTACCCGTCTTGGCAGACCGGCCATCCGATTTGGGTGAAGACCAACCAAACGGCTGTGGACGAGATAAACAAGCGGAAGCAGCCCGGGGATTTCGTATGCGTGCTGGGAGGCAACTGCCAGAAGCAGATTGCCGACTCTTTGCCAGACCTGAAGGTGGTGGAGTATGGGATTGGCTACGAGGGCTTCTTCTCCAAGTGGAAGGTGTGGGAGAGTCACGTTTGGCGCTCCTACTGCATTGGTCGATGGGCCAACAGTCGTCCTATTGACCAGCACGACACCGTGATTAACGCCTTTTACGACGATATGGAGTATGTCCGTAACGTACCCAAGAAGCCGTATGCGTTGTTCTTGGGACGAGTGACGCCAGCCAAGGGAATCGAAGAGGCCTGTGAGGCCGCTCAAAAGGCGGGTATGCCCCTCAAGGTGGCTGGTTTTGGCAACCCCAAGCTCGTAACGCGAAATGCCGAATACTTGGGCGTGGTTGATTTGGATCAGAAGCTGGCGCTCCTTGGCGAGGCTAGTGTGCTCATCTGCCCCACGCGCACCTTTGAGCCATTTGGCAACGTGGCCTGCGAGGCCCAGCTTTCTGGAACTCCAGTGGTATCAACAAATTATGGAGGTTTTGTTGAGTCCGTCGAGGATGGCGTCACCGGCTTCCGGTGCAACACGGTGGATGAGATGGCCTCGGCCCTGCATCACGCCCAGTCGCTCAGTCGAATTACTATCATAAATCGTGCCATCAAGATGTTCTCGATGCGATCCAAGATGTTCGACTACAATCGCTATTTCAACGCGCTGTCCGCTGTGCAGTAGCAGCCTGTGCTAGAATTGGCCTATGTCCAACGCCCGCATCGTCAACACCCCGTCTCAGGCCATTCCGCAGAACAATACGCTGCACGCTCAGAACTCGATTACGACGGCTGAGAACGTCATCGACTTCACGTTGTCTGCGGACACCAGCCACGTTCTGGTGCAGTTTAACGGCGCTGACGCCCGGGTGACGTTCGACGGCACCAATCCCACCTCGACCAAGGGCTTCCTCTACAAGGACGGTGCCAGTGCGTATTGGACCCGACAGCTCGCCATTGCGGCCAAGGGCGTTCAAACCGGCGCCACTGCCGTGGTGGCTGAAATCCAACAGCTCAACTACCTATGACCGTGTTTGAAACCGCTATTCTCCCCAAGGTTAGTGGCCTCTACCGTGGGTTTACCCCCGTGGTGGCTGATCGTGTGTTCTGGTCTGCAATCCTAATTAGTCCGCTCTAAGATGCCCCAGAAGTCTACGGTGAACAGCGCCGGGGTGTATACCCGCCCGGGCCTGCGTAAGAACATCTATCGCCGTATTCTTGCTGGTTCCAAGGGTGGCAGGTCGGGTCAATGGAGCGCCCGCAAGGCGCAGTTCCTCGCTCGGGAATACAAGGACGCTGGCGGGGGATACAAGTCTTGAAGCCTCAGCAGCGTTCTTTGGTGGACTGGACGCGCCAGAAGTGGCGCACGTACAGCGGAAAGCCCTCCCTTAAGACAGGGGAGCGTTATCTGCCCGAGAAGGCTTGGGCGTACCTCAGTCCCTCAGAGCGTTCGGCCACGAATGCCGCCAAGCGTAAGGCGATGCGGTCGGGGAAGCAGTTCTCCAAGCAGCCTGCTAGGGTGGCGGCTAAGACCCGAGCTTATCGTTAGGATTGACTTCTGGCGGCTAGGGTTTAGCCCTCATTTATGATCGTCTAAAGGCAATTAACCACGATTAGGTATCATTTATGGACGCCAAACAAGCAGGTTATTGAGGTGTTAGAATTGAAGGTCGAAACACCCATCAAAAAATGAACTCTTCTGTCCTCTCTTCCGTTGTTCGTCACGCCTTGGGCATCGCTTCCGGCTGGCTCCTTGCCAAGGGCATTGAGCTGGATGCCGGGACCATTGAGATCATTGCCGGGGCATTGGGAAGTCTCGGGGCCGTCGGCTGGTCTCTCTGGTCGAAGCGTGCTGCCAAAGTGGCTTAAATCCAAAGGAAATGCCGTTTACGGGCATAGGGTAGAATAGCCCCTATGCCCTCCATCACTAAGGATACGTTAGTCAAGAACCTGCGAGGAGAGTGGTCCCTTGAGGACTTGGGCAGAGGGGCTGGATGGAAGCCCATTCCGCCATACAGGCGGGACACCCAGCACGTTCTGGGGCAGGACGGAAGGTGGCGTGCTGGCGGAACCCTCTCTGGAGCTTGGGATTTCTCGGAGGGGTCCAGCAGTGGGATATTGTCTCTTTTTGACCTAGATGAGGGAGTAAGCACCACCACCTACTCCGCATCTACGGTAGACTTGGAAAACGGAACATCTGAATGAGCACGCCTGCCATCCTTCGCCATCGTCGCGACACCGCCGCCAACTGGACCAGCAACAATCCAGTGCTGGAGGCGGGGCAGCTCGGCTACGAAACCGACACCCTCAAGTTTAAGCTAGGCAACGGGACTACGGCTTGGACCGGCCTGTCCTATGCGTCAGGTGGCAGCGGGCCAACGGGTCCTACTGGTCCCACGGGTGCGGGTGGTGCGTTGTCCTACTACGGGTCGTTCTACGACTCTAACGACCAGACGTTGACCAGTGTCACTGGCGCTCAGGCTATCACCATTGGCTCCACCTTTGAGTCGAGCGGGGTGAGCCTTCAAAGCGGTTCTCAGGTGAAGTTCACCTATGCAGGGACGTATTCCATCACGTTTTCTGTTCAGCTTAGCAATCAGAACGTCGCAATCCAGACTGCTAGGCTTTGGCTCAGAAAGAACGGCACCGACCTTGCAGACAGCAATAGCGTAGTTGACGTTCCCGGCACTCACGGCGGCGTTGATGGGCACAACCTAGCCACGGTTAATTACGTCGCTACGTTTGCGGCTAACGACTACATTCAGGTTTATTGGAGTGCGACCAGCACCGACTTGTCCGTTGAGCAGCTTCCGTCTGCCACCGGCCCTGTTCGCCCTGCCACTCCGTCAATCATTCTTACGGCCTACCAGCTCACCTATCAGGGTGTCACTGGTCCCACTGGACCGACTGGTGCTGCTGGAGCCACCGGAGCAATTGGCCCCACCGGACCAACGGGCGCCACTGGCGCAGCAGGCCCGACTGGTCCAACTGGTGCTATGGGCACTACGGGTCCCACGGGCCCCACTGGTGCAACTGGTGCAGCCGGTGTCACTGGCCCCACGGGCCCAACAGGTCCTGCTGGCGCCACTGGTGCTGCCGGTCCTACGGGAGCTACGGGCATCACTGGTCCCACGGGTCCCACTGGTCCGCAGGGTGCTCAAGGCGTCACCGGCCCTACTGGTGCTGCGGGTGCCGCCGGTGTTACTGGTCCCACTGGGCCCACTGGTCCCACGGGGGCTAGTGTCACGGGTCCAGCGGGCCCAACTGGACCGACTGGTGCTGCTGGCGCTACGGGCCCCACGGGGCCTGCCGGTGCCACTGGAGCTGCTGGTCCTACGGGTCCCACTGGCCCTCAAGGCATTCAGGGCGTAACTGGACCAACTGGACCTGCGGGCGCCACCGGCACCACTGGCCCCACGGGTCCTACGGGTGCGGCTGGTGCCACTGGCGTCACCGGCCCCACGGGGCCTGCTGGCGCCAACGGCGTTACTGGCCCTACCGGTCCCACTGGGCCTCAGGGCATTCAGGGCGTTACTGGTCCCACTGGTCCTACGGGTCCAACGGGTGCTAGCATCACTGGTCCCACAGGTCCTACAGGCCCTACCGGCCCAACGGGCCCTGTAGTTGGCGTCACGGGTCCCACGGGTCCCACCGGCCCTACTGGTCCCACCGGCCCTACGGGAGCGAGCGGCAGCGGTCTTGTTGATGGCGACAAGGGCGACATCACGGTAAGCGGCACCGGAGCCACTTGGACCATCGACAATGACGCAGTGACGTATGCCAAGATGCAGAACGTCTCTGCGGCATCAAGACTGCTCGGGCGGGGCTCTGCATCTGGTTCTGGAGACGTAGAGGAAATTGCTCTGGGCACCGGACTGTCTATGTCCGGCACCACCCTGAATGTTTCAGGGGCCGTTGGACCCACCGGACCCACTGGTCCTACTGGTGCTACGGGTGCCGCTGGACCTACCGGACCCACTGGTCCGGCAGGAGCCACGGGCGTCACCGGTCCAACTGGACCCACGGGGGCGCAGGGTATTCAAGGCGTTACCGGCCCCACGGGTCCTGCGGGCGCTCAGGGCGTTACGGGTCCGACTGGCCCCGCAGGCGCTACGGGCGTCACCGGCCCGACTGGCCCTGCTGGCGCTCAAGGTGTCACGGGTCCCACGGGTCCTGCTGGAGCCGCTGGCGTTACTGGTCCTACTGGACCTGCTGGAGCCACGGGTGTCACTGGTCCTACAGGCCCTGCGGGAGCTACGGGCGTAACGGGGCCAACCGGCCCCGCTGGTGCTACGGGTGCTGCTGGCCCCACTGGTCCCACGGGTCCTGCGGGGGCTACTGGCGTCACTGGACCTACTGGACCCACTGGTCCCGCAGGAGCCACGGGTAGTGCTGGTCCCACCGGACCTACTGGCCCCCAAGGCATTCAAGGCGTTACAGGACCCACTGGTCCTACCGGCGCTCAAGGCATTCAGGGCGTCACCGGGCCTACTGGCCCCGCTGGTGCTACCGGTGGCACTGGCCCAACCGGACCCACGGGTCCCACTGGAGCCAGTGTCACCGGACCTACAGGTCCCACGGGCCCCACGGGTCCTACGGGTCCTGCTGGCAGTGGCTCTTCCGGTTGGGCAACGAAGACCTCAGCATACACGGCTGTCGCTAGTGATCGGCTTTTGGCCGACACTTCTGGTGGTGCGTTCACGATTACACTTCCGGCCACGCCCTCTGCTGGCAACTACATAGAGATTAACGACCCAAAGAAGACTTGGGCCACCAACAATCTCACGGTTGCTCGAAACGGTTCAAACATCGACAGCCTTGCAGAAGACCTAGTCTGCAACATCTCGGCTGCTATTGGCCTGACGTACATCAACTCCACCATTGGGTGGGAGGTTGATTTCATCAACGAGGTTGGCGGTGTTCAGAAAATTAACCAGAACATCCAGACCAGCAGCTACACCCTAGTTGCATCCGACCTAGGAAAGCACATCTACACCAGTGCAGGGGTTACGGTGCCACAAAGCGTGTTCAATGCCGGAGATGTGGTTTCAATCGTGAATAGCAGTGCGTCAACGATCACCATCACTCAAGGCACTGGTGTTACGATGTACCTGTCTGGAGTCGGTAGTACGGGCAATCGCACGCTAGCCCTTCGCGGGGCGGCTACGCTGCTCTGTGTTGCCACCAACACGTTCGTGATTATGGGTGCTGGCCTAGGCTAATATGCCTCTTCAACAGGTATTCTTCGTATCTCCTACCATCGCCACTGGTGGTACGGAGTTTGTCCACGACGGGTATCGGGTGCACATCTTCACCTCGTCTGGCACGTTCCAGTTGCTGTCGGCATCTCCCACTTCCACCGCTCAAATCTTTGTGTGCGGCGGAGGGTTCAACGGAACTGCTGGCGACCCCGCAGACACAGGAACGTCGGATGGCGCTGACGGCGGTGCGGGCGGGGCTGGTGGTGGATACACTCTTTCAAGCGAGAGTGTTATCGGCACCTACTTCGCCACTGGAAGTTCATACTCCATAACCGTTGGCGGAGTTGGAGGCACAAGCAGCGCTGCGATTGTATCTGGAACGCTTACATCGCCTTCCGCTGGATCAACTGGTGGCGCTGGTGGGCCAGGAGGCACTGAGCCCGGTGCTGGCACTGTTGGCGGCGCAGGCAGTGGGGCAACAAGCCTAAACTGGAACGGCACATCCTATTCATTTGGCGGTGGCGGTGGTGGTGGCGGCGGTGGTGGTTCCAATACATCTACTACAGGAGCAAATGGCGGAGCGGCTTCCGGTGGAGCAGCGGGTTCTGGCGGCAAAGGTGGAAATGCATTTGGTTCTGGCGGGGTTGCTGGCGTTAATGCAAACACCACTGGATACAATCGAGGCAATGGCGGAGGTGGCGGTGGCGGTGGCGGTCACGGTGTCGGTGTGCCTGCGATTACCGGAGGGGCTGGCGGATCTGGTTCCGCTGGTATCGTGATGATTCGCTATCGCCTGTAATACTTATGGATTTATCCGCCATAAAGCCCCCGTCACTAGTCGGCCCAGACGGTCTGACTATCAACGCGCAGGTCAATACCTACACTACCACCGGGACCCTGCACACTTGGACAAAGCCAGCCGGAGCCAAGGCGGTGCAGATGATCGCGGTCGGCGCAGGCGGAGGTGGCGGTGGTGGGAATGGCAGCGCCGTTGCCACCCAACGGAATGGTGGAGCTGGGGGAGGTGGAGGTGCAAACGGGCAAATCATCTACACCGCTGACCAGTTGCCGGCCACGCTTTACATCCGAGTTGGTGCGTCCGGTACGGCGGGAGTTAGCAACGGCGCCGGGGGCGCCGGAGGCAACAGCACGATTGCGGCTGCTGACCCCATCACGAATTTGACATCCGTCTACTGTATGGGCGGCGGTGGCGGCGGGGGAGAAGCTGGAGCGTCTTCCTTAGCTTCAGTTGGCGGAGGCGGAGGAGGAACTGCGGGAGCAGGAACTACTGGAACTGGAGATTCGGCTGTTGTTGGCGGTCTTCCGGCCGTGAGCATTGGTTTTTCGATTGGTGGAGGAGGCGCGGGCGGCGGGAACGGAGCGTCAGGAAGTTCAAGTTATGCGGCAGAATGGGGCGGAGGCGGTGGCGGCGGGGTCCGTAATGACGGAGCGAATCGCCAGCCGGGTGGTGGCAGTCTGTACGGCGGAGGCGGTGGCGGCGTTGGCGGCTTTGTAAACTCCGCTGGAGGAGGAAACGACGGTGTTTGCGGCGGCGCTTCTGGTCGATACCTTGTTACGAACAACCAAGCCAGCTTTGGAGGTGGTGCTGCCGGAGTGGGTACTGCGGGCGGAGCTGGGGCTAACGCGACGACCCTCTATGCCGCGGGATCGGGCGGAGGTGGGGGTGGAGTATACGGTTTTGCCGGCGGCGCTGGCGGTTTCCCGGGCGGTGGAGGAGGCGGCGGCGGAGCTTCTCCTAGTACCGGTGGAACAGGTGGAGTTGGTGGAGCCGGTCGAGTAGTCCTCGTCACCTTCTTCTGATGAACCTTTCCGCCCTAGTACCTTCAAGCGCGGTTGGATCGGCGGGCGTCAACTCGCGCGTAGATGTCTTCAGCACCCCGGGCGTGGTTGATATTTGGACAAAACCCGCCGGAGCTAAGTCCGTTTTGTTTATCGTTCACGGCGCCGGAGGAGGCGGCGGTGGGGGCCGTGTAAATGGTGGAGATGAACAACGTATGGGCGGGACCGGAGGTGGCGGTGGCGCTCATTCTCGCCAACTGTACCGGGCCGATGATTTGCCCTCTATCCTGTACGTGCTTGCAGGAGCTGGCGGCGCTGGCGGCGCTGGCGGCAATAGTTCCGACGGCGGGCTTGGTGGGGCTGGCGGAAACACCATTATTTCTACCAGCAATAATCCGAACACGACTACGCCCGGTAATTTAATTATGGCTGGGGGCGGAGGTGGCGGTATGGGCGGGTTCAACCGCGCTTTAGTAGCTACCTATCTTTGTGGGGGTGGAGGTGGTGGGACCGCGGGGGCTGGGACTACTGCGTTTACATCGTACAATCTTATCCCGGGCGGTCTTCCAGCTACCTCCGCAATTGTCGACGCAATCGGTGGGCAGGGTGGCGCAGGTACGAATGGGTCAAACGACGTAGGAAGGGCTGAATGGGGCGGGGGTGGAGGCGGTGGCAGCCGTCAGGATGGCAACGACTTTAGAACAGGCGGCAGCAGTATGTACGGAGGTGGAGGTGGAGGAAATGGCGGCATATTATGGGGCTCCTCCGCAAGCCAAACAAACCGCGGCGGAGGAAGCGCAGGTGGTTGCAGCGGACGTTATTTGCGCTCTAACACCTCCACGCCCTCATTCGGTGGCGGAGCAGGTGCAGTTGCTATTGGGGGGCCGGGGGCTGGGAACAACGGAGGCGCAGGTTCAGACGCCGGGACTACCTATCCTTCGGGAGCCGGCGGAGGTGGAGGTGGCGGAGGCAGCACAACCGGAGGTCAAGGCGGAGCCGGTGGCTACCCTTCTGGAGGCGGCGGAGGTGGGGGTTCAGGAATCACCACGGGTGGCGCAGGCGGTAATGGCGGGAATGGCCGAGCCGTAATTGTCACCTATTTCTAAGATGAACCTTTCCAGTCTCATCCCGATTGGCATTGCCGGACCGGCAGGAAAAGGCACTCAGGTTGACGTAATCACGACGACCGGCTCCGTGCAGACTTGGAACAAGCCCGCCGGGGCCAAGGCGGTCACCATCACTCTTCACGGAGGAGGCGGTGGCGGTGGCGGAGGAACGTCTGCCGACACCGGCTCAATGGGTGGTGGAAGTGCCGGTGGCGGCGCCGCCAATCAGCAGACGTTTTTTGCCGATCAGCTCCCCTCGGCGTTGTACGTGATCGTCGGAGCTAGCGGCGCGGGTGGTGCGGGCGCCAGCGGAGCGGCCAATGGGACGACGGGAGGAGCTGGCGGCAACACCACCGTTGCGACAAACAACACCAACCCGCCAACCAGCGGTATTATTTTAATGGCCGGCGGTGGTGGCGGGGGCAGAGGAGCGGTGAGTTCAACTAATGAGACCGGAGGAGGCGGAGGCGGAACCGCAGGACAGGGCGGGACGGCAACCAGTGGGTCCGGCGTAGGCGGGCTACCCCAAACTGGCAGCGTTGGTATTAACGGTATCTCTGGGCAAGGCGGGGCCGGCTGGGCCGGGAATAGTGGACTGCGCGCGGAATGGGGCGGCGGCGGCGGGAACGGGAACTATCCGACCAGCCAAAACCCATTCAGCGGGGCTTCGTCTGTTTGGGGCGGTGGCGGGGGTGGACCCGGTGGGGGGCAGGGGACTACCCAAGGCCATCCCGGCGCCGCTGGTGGCGGCACCGGCCCGTTAAATTACAACCCCGGCGTTTCTGGCGGCGGAGCGCAAACCGCCTCAGATTCTAACGGCAACGCTGGATCAAACGCTGGGACTGTTTGCCCCTTTAGCGGTGGGGGAGGCAGCGGCGGTGGTAGACCGACAGTTACTGGAAACGGTAGGCCGGGTGGAGCAGGCGGGTTTCCATCTGGCGGAGGCGGAGGCGGAGGTTCCGGCATCGGTGCAGCCAATACCGGCGGAACTGGCGGAACTGGCGGCGCTGGCCGAGCAATCTTCATCACTTATTTCTGACCATGGCCTACATCAATCTCACCACCAACCAGTATTACTTCGGCAACACGATGCCGCCCGGTGACGGCTGGCAGCAAGTAACGATAGAGGAGTTCAACGCTTTGCGCGCTGGAGGCTGGGACCCAACTGCCTACGTGCCACCATACCGCGTAAGCAAAGACACGATTACTAGCCGTGTATTGGATGCCGGAAAGATTCCAGACTTAATGGCAGTTATTAACGGATTGCCCGCTGAGCAACAGTTTCTCTGGACCAACTACGCTTGGTTCTGGAACAATAACCCAACTGCCATTGCCATCTGCGCTCAGCTTGGCCTTGATCCAGCGGTAATCCTAGCCCCAGACCCCTACCTGCAATGACCAGCGTAGTGGGCCTAGTCCTAGCCCTGTCTAAGATTGTTCCCTTCTTAAACAGGCTTCTAGACGCCCTACAGGAGGCTCGCCTAGTCCAAGCACACAATGCCATCGACCAAGCCATCCAGAACGCCCGCAATGGCCCTCCTGTGTGCCCTTACGGGGCTTGCCCTATGCGGGTGCGGAACGACGCCCAAGGTGCAGCAGCTTCTCCAGCACCCTGAGTTCCCGGCAGCGGCTCAGTTTGCCCCGCATTTCACTGCTGAGGCCCTGAAAGCCATTGCCGACTATGAGCGCAAATCGTGGTAAACTGTTTCAGATGCTCCATCCTAGGGACATTATTGCCGCCAGCACGCCAGTGGCCGCTTCCATCACTCTCACCCAGATCAATCAGGTGGCTGGGCTCATTGGCACCCTTCTGGGCATCTTCTACCTCATCTGGAAGTGGAATCGGGAGGCCAGCAAATGAAGAAGAGCAAGGCGGATATGCCGTGCAACCAGCCGATGAAGAGCTGGAGGCCGGGGAAGAAGAAGGTGGTGAAGGCCTGTGCGAATGGGCAGGAGAGGATCGTCCATTTCGGTGATAGCTCGATGAAGGACTACACCCAGCATCGCTCCTTGGAGCGCCGGAAGTCCTACTGCGCTAGGTCTGGCGGCATCAAGGGCGGGGACGGGAAGCTCTCGGCCAACTACTGGGCTCGCAAGGTGCTGTGGTCCTGCTAGCTTCCTCCCCTAGCGGGGAGGTGGAGGGAAATCTCAATTTCAGTCAAACTAATTCCTATGAGTAAATCCGGCGAACGCTACAAGACCAAGAAGGCCAAGATGATGCACGAGAAGGGGGAGGGCAAGAAGGAGCGGATGATGGAGTATGGGGCTCCGCGTAAGGGCGACTACTCGTCCAAGCGCAAGGCCTGTTCCTGAAGAGCTAGGCGTGGTAGGATAGGGGTATGCCGCTCCTCTCCACCACAGGCGCAGCCGGGGCCCGAGCCTTCGGGCTGTTTGGTATCAATGCAACCGTAGCTGGGTTCATATCGGCTACGGGTGGGACGATCACCACTAGTGGGAATTACAAATACCACACATTTACGTCTTCGGGGACGTTCTCCGTAACTTCGGTTCCCTCGGGCAGGACGATTGACTACATTCTCGTTGCTGGTGGCGGTGGCGCTGCACAACAGCAAGGCGGCGGTGCTGGCGGCGTGGTCTTCAGAACCTCTCAAACCCCATCGTCCGGTTCTTATTCAGTCGTTGTCGGCGCAGGGGGTGCCTACAATTCTGCTAACGGAACAAACGGTGGCGACAGTACCTTCTTCGGTATTACTGCTATTGGCGGCGGAGCTGGCAGGTCCCAGAGTTCCGTGTTAGGAAGTGCAGGCGGTTCTGGTGGTTCTGGTCCGTTTGGCGGAGGAGCCGCCCTTCAGCCCACTTCTGCGTCTGGTGGGCTTGGCTATAATGGCGGAGGCTTTCAAGGAGGCGGTGGTGGCGCTGGTGGTGCGGGTAGCTCTCCCGATGGAGGCCCGGGATACACGGATACTGTTATAACTGGATTGGATTATGCAGCCGGTGGCCCATTTAGCAGCGACGGAACATACCTTGGCCCCGGCAATCGAGGTGATGGCGGCGGATACGAAGACGATACCGGAACCGGATACAGCGGCCTAGGCGGAACCGTAGTGATTCGCTACCTCTATCAATAATGCCTAGGTACTCCAAATACGGCGCCCTCGACACGATGGTGCTCGACGACGGGGATGTTGGCTTCTCCAGCTTCAACAACCGCAAGCGCCCAGATCAGCTTGCGCAAGGGGAGTTGGCGGAGAGCATCAATGGCCGGATGGACCTTGAGGCCGCTTGGCAGGTGCGTAAGGGGCTGGACAGCTTTGGCCCTACGCTGACGGCTAACACGGAATCCATTCGACTCCTAGACCCCTCCGTGTGGAAACTGTATGCCACCGTGAACATCAGCTCCGCCACCCGCTCTTCTGCCACCGTCACGATCACCACCTCGTCAGCGCACAGCTTCAGCAGCAACACGCTGGTGAGTGTGAACGGGGTTAATGGCACCATCGACCCCACCGGGAATCGGCTCATCACGGTGACGGGAGCCAGCACCTTCACGTTCACGATCACTGGCGCCACTGGCAGCGAAACCTATGCCCTGAGCAGCGCCACTACGTCGGCGCCTAAGCTCTCGGCTACGGCCACCACTGGCGTTTACGGCTCCTGCCTGTTCTCGGACCCGTCCAGCAACAACGCCAACTACATCATTCGGGCGACCAACAAGGAGGCCATTGCCACGCCTGTGGGCGGAGGTGCTTCCACCACCGTCGTCTACCCTGCCGGGGTGAGCATTACGAGTGCCGTGGAACTGCTCCAGTGCTTCGACAAAGTGCTGCTGTTTCGCGAGGGCCAAACCGCGCTGGAGTGGAATGGCGTGTTGACGGGCTCCCCTGCGTTCACGGCTGTGGCCAGTGGCGTCTACACGCAGCCGGTGTATTTCGACGCAGCCGTCAACTGCCAGATCAGCAATGGCGTGGTAACGGTTGCCGCGACCAACCACGGGCTGGCCGTTGGCGACAAGGTGTACGTCATCGACCGTGGAACCTCTGAGCTGGAGGAGGGCGATGTGGCCTACACCGTGGGCGACATTGGCGATGGCAACGCCTTCTACTTCTACGCTCAGGTGCGGGATATGGCCCCCAACTCGGTGGTCCTGTCCAAGAAGGTGAGTAGCGGGAAGGGCTTCATTCATATGCCCTCCCCGAGCTGGGGCTACTATCATCAGCGTCGGCTATGGGTTCCCTACTGGTACGAGCCAGCCGCTGGGAGCTACACCAACCGCAATCGTCGAGACGAGATCATCGCGTCTGACATTCTCGACAGCAACACCTACGACCGGCTGCAAAACCAATACCGCATCACGGCGGGTATTGCTGATTACGTGGTCGGGTTGCAGGCGTTTGCTGAGGACAATCTGCTGGTGTTCAACCGCAACTCTATTCACTTGGTGCGCGGCATCAGCGGTGCCATTTCCGACACCAGCGTCACTGCCATCACCTCGGAGATTGGGTGCGTGGCTCGACGGTCCATCCTTCAGGTGGGCAATCAGGTGCTGTTCCTCTCCGACAACGGCGTGTACGCAGCCGCTTTTGGCGACCTCTACAACTTGAGAGGGGCTGGCGTGCCGTTGTCGGAGCCTATCGCGGGCACCATCGCACGGATTAACAAGGACTACGTCGGAAACGCCGTGGCGGCTTATTTCAACAACCGCTACTACCTTGCCATCCCGCTGGATGCTTCCACGACGAACAACGCCCTGCTCGTCTACAACTTCCTCAATCAGGGCTGGGAGAGCGTGGACGAGGTGAGGGCGTCTGGTTGGGCCATCGACAACCTCATCGTGGGCGAGAACAACGGGCTGGCGTCTATGTTCACGGTTAGCCCGTCCGGCTCGATCCACAAGGTGGATGGCCGTGAGGACAACAATGACAATCTCTCCCTGTTTGCTGGCGTCCCGTCCGTTGCCTATCCCATCTACTCTAAGCTAACGACGAGGCAATACAGCTACGGGACGATGGAGCGTAAGAAGTTCTCCACCTACGAGTTGCACATTGAGTCGTCCAGCTCACAGGCGTCGAATGCTGGCATTGCGATTGAGGTGGAGAACCCAGACTCAACCACCTCTGCCGGAACCGTTTCCGACCTGCTTGGTGGCTTTTTGGATGTGGGTGAAGACGCCTCCGTGCGTGGTAGAATCGGCAACAAGCGCGGATATGGCGCCCAGCTTTCAATCGTCCCGCTTGCAGGACGCCCCAAGCTGCGAGCCGTAAAGGTGCAGGCTTCCACCACAGACCCAACGGCCACTTCCAAGACCTAAAATGCCCATCCTAGCCACAGGCAACACGTTCGCCACGGGCGACAGCGTTACGGCCACGACGCTGAACAATGCCGTCAACAACGCCACGTTTGCAGCCAACGCGGTGGACAATGTCACGACGCAGCTTTCTGGCGGGGCAGTGATTGTTCGGGATGGGGGAATCACCCCAGCTAAGCTTTCTACGGGCGCTCCTACTTGGAACACCAGCTCGCAGATGTCGGCTGGGTCCATTGAGAGCACGCCCATTGGCCTCAATGGACCGTCTTCCGCTGCATTTACGACTCTTTCTGCGTCTGGCACCACCAAGGTGTACGAGATGATCGAAAGGGCCTCTATTTCGGGTACAGGGCTGTCTGGCACCGTCAACTTCAATGCCCTTGATGGCGCTGTGGCTTACGTCACTGCCAGTGCTACGGGCAACTGGACCATCAACCTGCGCGGGGACGGATCAAACACCCTGAACGCTATGATGGCCACGGGTGACTCGTTCACGTTCGTGGTGCTGGCTACGCAGGGTGCTACGGCCTACTACCAAAGTGGGATGCAAATCGACGGCAATTCCGTCACCCCAAAGTGGGCTGGTGGCACTGCCCCGGCGGCTGGCAACGCCTCCTCGATTGACGCATACAGCTTCGTGGTGATTAAGACCGCCTCTGCTACGTTCACCGTTCTGGCCAGCCAGACCAAATTCGCTTAATTATGGCCGAAACATCCGAAGACCTAGGTCTTGTTGGCGTGAACAACCCCAAGCCTAACTACAACCCCACGGGTGGCGTAGTGCAGTTGCCGGGGCAGGGCGGGGCTCCCGGTGCGTACACGGTGGACCCGGGTGCGGCAATGGCCAACTACCTTAGCTCGTTCAGTCCAGAGCTAATGGACCAGCTTTTCAAGCTGGAGCAGGAGTACGGAACGCGGTTTCAGGATATGGACATTGCGGCTCGCAACCGCAATATCAATTCCCTCACCGCTTTAATTGGAAACCTGACCAATACGGCTGGGAATGTGGCCCGGGACGAAACCCGCACGCAGTCGCAGTTTGAGGTTGATCGGTTTGGGCAGTTTGGTGGTGCGTCCATTGCAGCTTACATAGCCGGGAACCCCTACCTGAAGTCGGCTATGGATCGGTCGGATGCCCTTGGGGGTGTTTCGACCAATGCGGCTTACGATGCCCTGTCTAAGCAGCTTCTTGGCGGCGCTCCTAGCAACATCGACCTGAGTCCTGAGCGGATTATGGCTGGTCAGCTAGGGGTTGGCGGAAGGCTCACCCCTCAGCAGGTGCAGGCCGAGCGGGTGGCAGCGGAGCGCATTGCTGCGGAGCGCATCGCAGCAGGTCAAGTGCAGGCTGGAGAGGTGGGCGCTGGTGCTCTGGGCCAATCGCTCTATCAGCAGGCTTTAAGCAATCAGCAGCTTTCCCCGCTGTCTCAGGCCCTTCAGGCTCAGGGTTTGGGGATGGCGACGGCCCCGGGCCAGCTCAACCCAGAAGAGCTTCGTGCTGCCACTCAAGGGGCGCGTGAGCGGTTTGCTTCTAGCGGAAGGCTGGAGGACAACCTTGGCATCACTGGGGAGGCGCTTGCCCGTGCTGGCGCTTCTCGTGAACGCCAAATGCAGGACTTGGCTGCTGCGCAGGGGATTAACGCTCAGCTTCTGGGGGCCCAACAGGCCGGTCAGGGGTTGGCTACGGACGTTCTTCGGGCTGACATTGCCCGTCAGCAGGCCAATGTGGCCACTGGTCTACAGGCTGGCACCTTCAACGTGGAGTCGGCTCTACGTGCGGCGCAGGCCAATCAGCAGACTGGGTTGCAGGCTTCGCAGGCCAATCAGGATGCATTCCTGCGAGCGGCCCTTGCCAATCAACAAACGGGGCTACAGGCGTCACTGGCCAACCAACAGGCGGGGATGCAGGCCGACCAATTCAACATCAGCAACCTGCAAGATGTAAACCGCTTCAATATCCAGACTGGTTTGGATACGAGTCGGTTTAACGCTGACGCTGCCAATCGCTTTGCGGAGGCCAATCGTGGGTTTAACTACACCGCCCAGCAGGACTACCTCCGTAATCTGGGTCTGCTTGGCCAGTCTACGCAGGGCTTGCGTGAGTCGGATCGCGCATACAACCTCAATCAGGTGAACACTTACGGCAATGTGAGCAATGCCGGGTTGAACGCCACGGGCTACAACACTCCTGCTCCCGGTGTGGCCGGTGGAATGAACTACTTCACTGCTGGCTCTACCGTATCTCCCAGCCAGAAGTTTGACCCGAATACTGGTGTCAATCTGGCGGCTACCAACGCCGCCAACCTGAGCAACTACAACGCCAACATCTACTCGGCCAACAAGACGTTGGAGGCTGCGGAGAAGACGGCGGCTGCTACCAAGTCCGCTGGAAAGAGTTCTATGTTCGGCAGTATTGCAGGCGCCGCATTGACATCTGGTCTTGCCGCAAAGGCAGGAACTGCTGCTCTTGCTGCTCTATGACCTATGAGCAGAAAGTCGCCCTAGCCAAACTCACTATCAAGGCTGGCCTTGAGAACTCAAGGAATCCGGCGGTGATGTGCAGCTTTGGCAAGGACAGTGTGGTTGTCCTGCATTTGGTTAACACCTTCAAGCGACTGAAGGTTATCTTCCACCGAGAGCCATTCCAGCATCACAAATATGACTACGCCAATCGGGTGATGAAGGAGTGGGACTTGCACGTTATCGACTACCCTCCCGCTAGCACGGCAGCAGCGGAAGTCGGTTCGGATATGGAGGTAGTCAACTACTACCAGATTGGAGCCAGAACCGTTCATCTGCCCACGGGCCTGAAGCACGAAGACAAGGGGCCAGACACCCTTTGTGCCCTTACTGAAATCTACGGCAAGCCAACCGGCACGTTCAACTACCCCTTCGACTTAGTGTTCCACGGCCATAAGTCGGTAGACAGCGATCCGATTATGGGTGATGTGCCCCTGTTCTCGGATGTGGCTATGAACATCGGGGCTCCGTCTGCGGCGTTCCCAATCCGCCACTTCACCCACGCGGACGTATGGCGGTACATCGAGGAGAACAACATCCCGATTCACCACGAGCGTTATGAGAAGCGGGATGGTGAATGGGTGGAGAAGGACGACAAGACCAACAACCCAGACTACATTGGCTGCTGCTACGCCTGTATGTCCCAGAATACGGGGAATAGCGTTCATTGCCCCAAGTGGGGTCTCACCGTCAGCAATGTCTCTAGCCAGCTTCGTTGGGCTCCTAAGTTGGAGGCCAGTTATTTGAAGCGGTAGAATACCCCTATGTTCACCTTCGGCTCACAGGTAAATCCATCCCTGTTGCGGCAGGATTTCTCGCCCATCCTTCAGGCTGCGCAGGCGCAGGCGCAGGGCACGCAGCAGGCTGCTCAAATTCGGGCTCAGTCTATGGCTGGGATTGGGTCACAGATCAGCGAGGGCTTCAAGACCTACGTCCAAAATCGCGAGAAGAACTCCATCCTTGAGGGCAAGAACAGCGCGATGCTTAGGGTGGCGGAGAAGGACCCGGTGCTGAATGCTGACCCCGAGTTTCAAAAGCTCCGCGATAAGCAGACCAAGAACGGCGGGTTGTCGTTTGCCGACAACTCCAAGATGAATGCGTTGCTAGTCACCTACTCGGAGCAGAACCGTTTGGGTGAGGAGGCCAAGGCCCGTAAGCTAGCAATGGACAACAATCAGTTCCAGCTAGAAAAGGCCAGAGCTGATAATCTGCGTGCCGAGAATGACCGCAAGGCCTTCTCAAGGGTATTTAGCTCGGCTGGAGAGCTTGGTCGGATGCCGAATCAAGATGAGGCCATCCGCCTTGGCCTCTACCACAACATGAGCCCAGAGGCAATCGCCTCGATGCTCAATATGTCCCAGAACTCCATTGAGTTCGGAATGAAGGTTGGGCAATATGATGAGCAGATTAAGAAGCTCAAAGCTGAAAACGCCGAGACTGCGGCGCGGACCACGCGGATTAATGAAGCTCTAAAGAGGATGCCTAACGGCTTCTTGGAGGTTACCGATGGGAAGAACCGCGTGTTCCAGACCGTCAACTTCAACACTGGTGAGATTACTAGCAAGCTACTTGAGGCGGGGTCTGCTCCTTCAGCAATCCAAGTTCTTGAGAAGCGTCAGAAGGATACGTCTCAAATCTTCAACAAGTATACGGAGCTACTGAACCGCGCCGACAGGAACAGCCCTGAGAACATCAAGGCGCGTAATGAATTGGTTACTCAATTCAACATCATCAATCCGAAGGATGATGTTCAGATGAACCAGACTCGGGAGAATCTGGACAGTCTGTGGGGCCTTAAGTCTCCGGTTGCCATCGCTGCCCCGGGCAAGGGAGGCGCCCCTGCTCCTGCAACTAAGTCCAACATAACGGGCGTTAGCGTCTCTGCTCCCGGCACTCAGCCTACGCCTGCTGCGGCCCCCGCCACCACGGCCTCTGTGCCGTCATTGTTGGCTCGCATGGGTGCTAAATTCTCTGCTGGCACCCTTCCTCGTTCTGCCGCTACGCCTTCGATTGACACTTCGGTGGCTGCTCCCACCCCTGTTGCTCCTCCTCCGGTGGACCTGAGTGCTCCTCCATCCATTAACGCAGTGATCCCGATGGGGCCTGCTGGTATGGAGCGAGGAGAGGGTGCAGACTTTCGGCCAACCCCGACTGTTTCGCGTGCCCTTGCCTCAGCAATGCGCTGGGCAGACAAGAACTTAGTCCCGGAGAAGATTGGTCTTGGTGCTTTGGCTCGCAACCTGAACAAGCCTGCATTTGAGGCGGCTCGTGCTCAGGAACTGAGCTACGCGCAATCCTTGGCGGAGAGCAGCGATACCCCGTCCAAGACGTTTGACGAGGCGATGGTCAATTTCGGCTATCGCAAGTCGGATGCTGGAAAGTGGGACTACAAGGGTCCTTCCTATCGTGGAGGGGTCAACCCGAGCAAGGGCAAGGAGAAGCCAATTGAATCGTCCTCGATTCCGTTTGGACCCGCCGGAATGGATAGCACATTTCTGGACCGCGATGCTCGCGCCACTGCTGTTGCTATGCAGCCGGAAATGGAGACTCCCCTGCCATTCCAGCGCTATCAGACTCCTGAGCAAGGCCCCCTTGGGCAGGTAATCAAGCTCAGCCCAGCCGCCCAAAAGATTGCAGACGAGATTAGTCGAAGCGCACGGAGCGGAGATCGTGGCAAGGCCCCCGAGTTCTTCATTGAGTCCTCCAATGGAGACAATGGGAAGCGCACCCGCATCAAGCTATCTCAGCGCGATCTCGATTTATTCCTTAGCCGCACCCAAGACACCCGTGGCGAAGTGAAGCTGGGGGCCGAATTTCAGCCCTTTAGCCGGTCCTACGGTCAACAGTTGCGGCAGTTTAGGGCAAGATAGGCTATCATTGGGCCATGCCCAAATTCACGGTAAGCACCCGCTACGGGACGGTTGATGTCGAAGCGGAGACTCAGCCATCTACGGATGAAGTAGAGTCCTACATGGCCGCTCAAAGCGGCCAGCAGAAGGCTCAGGAATCCAACACCGCCATCGTAAATTCCAAGGAGCCATCTCTCACCGATATGGTGATTGGAATGGGCATCGAGGGTGTTGCCTCTGTTGGCGGTAGCATCCTAGGGGGGCTCACCGGGGCTGCGCTTGGCACGGGTGTAGCCCCGGGGCCGGGAACCGTTGCTGGTGCTGTTAAGGGCGCAATGGCGGGTGGCGCCCTAGGTGGTGCTACTGGCAGCTACCTTCGCCAACTATGGGAGCAGGCTGCTGGCTCGGATAAGCCAATCAGTGGCGGGCAGATTGTGGGCTCTGCTATTCTTGGCACCATCCCCGGTGCTATTGGAGCCAAGACGGTAGCCAAGTCGGCTGGCTATTCCATTCCAATCGTATTCCGCACGGCTCAAGGTGCCGTCACCGCAGCCTCTGCTGAAGTGGTGGAGAAGGCCATCGACGAGAATCGGCTTCCAACTTGGGATGAGATTAAGGTTCCTTTGGCCGTGGGTGCGGTTGGTGGCGGAGCCTTGGGTGGCATTGAGAAGCGTTACATCACCAACGGAAACTTGATTGCCAATCCCATTGCCGCACAGACGGCTCAGGTGGGCACTGGATTTGGCGTTGGCGCATACGTCTACAACAACGAGCGAGAGAAGGGGAACACCAATGCCCTGCCCACTGCGGTGGCTTACGGCTTGGCCACATACGGCGGCACCCACATCCCGTCTATCATTGCACAAAGCGGCAAGCAGGCTGCACAACTGGGCAAGAGGGTAGTTGGGGGACCAGAGTCCATCGTTGGCGATCCAGTAGTTCACATGAACTACGAGTTCCAAGGGGCACTCAAAGGATCGAGGTCTGACAACGCCGACTGGAACAAGCTCATCTCTGACCTAGCGAACAAGGAGCCCGATCCCACTCAGGCTGCTGCTGACATCCTATCAGTGATGGAGGGGAGGATGTCCCCCAACAACCTGAGCCCAGAGCTGAAGCTGGCGATGGAACAGCTTCACACTCTCAGGGCGGAGAATGCCAAGAACATCGTCACCCTCTACCCCAACATGGCCGATTCGCTTGGGAAGAAGATCACGGACAACGGAGGGGACTACACCCGCATTGGCTACATGGCTTTCAATGAAAAGGCCAAGCGTGGTGTGGATTGGGACACGCCGCAGGCCCGTGCTGCCTTCATGACTGAGTTGGCCGATGGCTTTGAGGCTGAAGCCGTCAAGAAGAAGTCTCCAATCACGCGGCAGCAGGCTGAAGCCTATGCCGACAATTACATGAAGGAGATGGTGAGAGACGTATCCCTCATCACTTCTGGCGGAGATATCGACAAGAGCATGATTGGCGGGCTATCCTCGCCGCTGAAGGCTCGTAAGGACCTGTCTCCACGCGCTCGCGATTGGCTTGGCAAGGTGGACGACCCGGGTCTTGTTGCAGAAATCACCCTGAATGCACAGGAGCGCCTAATTATTCAGGCGAAGCACGATAAGGAGTTGGCCGACTTCCTATTAAATTCAGGCATTGGAACCAAGGCCGACACCTCGCAGATGGGGGAGGACTATGTCAAGCTAGTCCCTGGAGACCAACCAGTTACGCACTCTGCTCTTGCCGGAATCAAGGTTCCGAAGGCTTGGGCCGATGCGCATCAAGAACTTCAAAGCCCTCACCTATTCGGGGACAATGGGGTGATGAAGGCCATACTAAGCTTCTCGGGCTTCTCTAAGGCCATGAAGACGGTTGGCAATCTACCAGAAGCCTTTGCCCCTCAGATGTTTGGCAATCTAGCCTTTGCAGCTTCCGCTGGTGCAGTGAACCCCATCACGCTTTGGACTGGCCTGCGTAAGTCGGCCTATAGCTATGGCTGGCGCGGAGGGAACATGGGCACCAAGGAGAAGCTGGCCCAGATGAAGGAGTTCAAGCGCCTGCGCGAACTCAATGTGCTTCGCGGCGGTGCAGAAGTGGAGGAACTGCGTGGCCTCACTCAAAGCGCCACTCAAACCACTCGCTACAAGAAGTGGATGGACAAGGCGTCCAATGCCTATGGCTTCCCTGACACGGCTGTCAGGTATTCCATCTACCAAAACTTCCTTCAGGAAATGAAGGAGCTTGGACCTGAAGGCGCCATCTTCTTTTCTGGAAAAGAGAAAATGAAGCTTAACGGAACTGGTCTAGATCAGTTTGAGCGCCTAGCGGCTGGCCTCACCAGTAACCAGTATCAGACCTACGACAAGATTAACCGACGCTTCAAGCAGATGTCGGCTGCTGGCGTAGCCAATGCCTTCGGCTCTTTCGAGTACGAGGTGATCCGCAACTTCAAGAATATGCTTGTCCACAACAAGCGACTTCTTGAGCTGTCTCTCACCGCCACCAACCAGCAAACCCGCACTGCTGCTGCCAAGCAGTTTGCCAAGCGGGCCATGTCAATGAGTGCCGTGGCTGGCGTTACGGCTGGTGTTGCCGTAGCTGGCAACCGGATGTTTGGAACCAGCGAGAAGGAGGAGGAGGCAATGCGCCTCATCTCTCCCTCCTTCGACCAGTATAAGACCAACATCTACAAGATCAGCGAGGACGGGAAGAAGTTCACCTACGCTCCGATCAACTACCTGATGCCCTACGCCAACATGATGGGCACCATGCTGGCTGCATATAAGGGCGAGAATCCAATGCCCTACCTAAAGACCACGTTCTTAGGAGACGACATTGGTCCCCTGTTCACATCTGCTACCGAAGCGGTTACGAACACCTACTACAACACACAGGTGGCGATCACGGAACCCCGTGACAACGTGAAGCTAATGGAGCGGCTCATCACCAGAGCCTTCCTGCCTCAGTTTGTGGTTGGCACGCTGGCCCGCACTGAGAAGGCCATTATGGGGGAGACCAACAAGCTTGGCACTGTCTATACGCTAGACGACCAGATCAAGCGGTTTGGTGGCTATCGCGCCAATACTATGGACATTCTGGGTTCGGCTTCGGTACGTATCCGAGACATTGCTCAGCCTATGGGTCAGGAGCTGACTGGCTACAAGCGCATCCTGAAGGGGGCCTATGACGAGACTACGGAGCAGTATCGTGGGCTGAATGAGGAGCAGGTATACAACGAGCGGAATACGCGCTACCTGCGTGCTCAGCAGGACCTCAACTCCATCTACCGCAGCTTGAAGCTGCTGTCGGAACGAGGAGGGTTTGACGACAACCGTATCATTGACTCCTTCCGCGCTGCCGGTGTGCCCAACCGTGTTATTGCCGCTGCCATCTTTGGCTACCAAGTGCCAATGACCCGAGGCATCAGCGAGAGTCACAGTGACATCATTGACGGCATCATGTCGGACCCGCAGAAACGGCCCCAAGCCCGTGAACTCATCAAGAACATCGCAGGTAGCGACCGAATGATGCTGAGTAGCCTAATGAATAGCTACCAAAACCACCTCGTCGAGGAGAAGCGCGGGGTGACCAATATCACCCGTCTCTTTGCCGGGATGAGTGTGGGCGACAAGGAAAGAGCCGACAACATCATCAAGGCCATGTCCACCTATGTGGACGCTGGCGCTCCCGAGGTGGCTCAGGCATTTAAGCGCCAGTTGGTTAAGTCTGGCGTGGTTACGCCAGAGGTGGAGCTTCAGATTCGCCAGAAGCTGGCTGGCCGTCCTTAACCCTAGATCGTAATCAGCTAGTGCCTCGGATGGAGATGGTGAGTTGATCGACTCCATCTGAGGTTACGCGCTTGGGCGTCACCTCAAACTCAATCCAGCCCAGCGCATTGGGGCTGCGGCAAGCGTCTACGTTGTAGGAGGACTTGCCGTCCTCGTACACCTTCAGGAAGCTACCTGTACGGCCCTGCCAGCTAGGCTGCTCGTCGATTGTGAAGAACGGGAACTCCCGAGTCTCCCGAGGCACCAGCACTACGTTGCCCCCATTGCAGCCCTTTCCGTGGCTATGTCCCATCAAATTGATGTGAGCCCGTGGGAACATATGCCCCATCTTCTGGATCGGGTTGTATTGGCTACCGGCCAAAGCCCCTCCCCCTAGCCCGTGATGGGCCTGAATCCAAAGCGGGATGTGACGAGGCGTGCCGCGACCATTCTTCCGTTGCTCCACCATCAGCCGCACTAGGATGAACGAGTGGACCCCTAGATGCCTCGTCTGAAGAGCCGACGCAAGCAGGTGGTCAGTGTTCTGGCCGTCATTGTAATCAAAATAATGATTACCGCCAAGAAGGCCAATGCAGCGATTGCGCATAAAGCTAAGCTCGTTAGCGAGAGTACGCACAACGCCTTTATACATATCGCCCATAGAAATCTTGGTGGTGGAATGTAGGTTGGAAGCATTGAGAATGGCTCGTTCAGAGGTTGATACGCCGTCAGTGTAGTCGCCCATTCCTAGGAAGTAGGCGTTCTTCTGGGCTTGGGCGTAGTCCAGAAACTCCTTCCACGTAGAGTGGGCGTGCATCTCGGAGTCGCGATGTACGTCGCCAAAGGGGATGATCTTGATGGACTCCCCCAACTTGCAGGGGATGTCCACCGAGTGGTTAACGTGTTTGCCGTCAGTTTTCATTCAGAATCCAGCACTTGTATGGGCCTTCCTTACGAATCGTGTAAGGCTTGGGGCGGAACGTCTCCCACCCGCACGCACTTAGGTGATTGAGGCTTCCGCGCTTTGGCTTTGGTGGCTCGGGCTGGGCCTTCACCCACTCCGGTTGAGCCTCCTTCACCAGATTGAACATATCTAGCTGCATTGGTCACCTCCGTGTGGCAGGGTTTGCACAGCACCCTTAGCCCGTCTTTCTCGCAGAACAACCTCTCCACGAACCCCGGCAGGTCTGAGGTGCTTCTCAACTGCCCACACGGGTTTACGTGGTCCAACTGTGTTTGCTTCTGCTGGAACCACTGGTGACAGATGGCGCATTCGTACTCCCATTTCTGCTGCTTCACTGGCCCGACGTAAGGCCTGCGCCCTGCGTTTCTCGCTTGGTAGTTTGGAGGCCAACGAACGAAGGCACGCCTTAAAGCGCTTCTTAAGAAGGACCAGTAGCGTGCCTCCGTCCATTGTCTACCTGCTCGCGTCAGTTCTGGCTTTGGCTTTGGCATTCTTCCTCTCAACGCACCACAGGAGGATGCCGTCACGGTCGTGAGGCATACCCTCGTAGCGCTCAAGGCGGCGCTTAATCATAGACGCCGTAGTGCAGGAGATGTCGAAGCGATGGGACGCCTCCTTAAGGTGGATGCCCTCGTCCAGCGCCTTGCTCACCTGATAGAGAAGCTCGGGCTTCTCAATCTGGTTGCGGGATGGCTCCTTCTTGGACTTCACGACGACATCAGGAATCTCATCCCACTTCCAGCCCTTCGTATGCTTGGCTAGGATGTGGCGGATAGAGATCATCGTCTCCGACACATCATATCCTAGGCTCATACCTCATCTCCTCTCGCGGGGCGCAGCCCTTTCTGAATCCAACTCAGGCAATGCAGGTAGCCGTGAGCGTCGATGAGGTTGTCGTCCTTCTGGCGATGGCTGTCCCGGCGCAGCTTGAGGGCCACCATCATACGGGCCACATCCTCGGCGGTGATTTCGCGATGCAGCTTGGCGTTGATGAGGCCAGACCACATCATAGCAATGCCCTCAAAGTCTTCGCGGGGATTGCCGTAGGCTTCGTTGCGGTCGCCAAGGATGAGGTCTAACGAGGCCTCAGAGAAGTTGGGTGAGGTGTTCATACAGGTGCGTAGGGAAGGAGCTTGGTGATGGGGCGGTCGAACATCATCCCGCAACGGCCCGTGCCGTCGCTGCGACCCTTGGCTTGGATGGCGTCCACGTAGATGAAACGCAGGTCGTTGTCGGTGATGGTTTGCATCGTGCCGTCAGGGCGATGGTCGGGGGCGTTGAGGAAGATGACGCGGTCGGCGTCCTGTTCCAAGTTGCCACTCTCCCGCAGGTCGGACAGGCGGGGCTCGCGGTTCTCGCGCTCCACGCTGCGCCCTAGCTGGGCAAGCAGGATGACGGGGACGGACAGCTCGATGGCTAGGTCCTTCATCGCCATCGTGAACCTACCGAGGGCCATATCGCGGGTTTCCCCGCGCTCCTGCTGGGCGTCATACCGCTGGAGGTAGTCCACGCAGATCGCCTTGGGCTTGCTCACCTGAGCAAAGGCCTTGGCCCGCGTCACGATGTGCGACAGGGTGCGGTCTTGGTCATACACCGCCACCTGTAAGTTGCGCACCTTGGCCAGCTCCTGCTTGAACGTCTCAAGGTAGGAGTGGGACAACCTACCAGAGAGGATGTCCCGATAGGAGATGCCGGACTCGGTCTGGGCAAACAGCGGGGCCATCTGCTTGGTGGGCATCTCGCGGCTGAACAGCAGCACCTTGCCATCCCGTGCCCAATGCTGGGCAATCTGGCGGCAGCAGCTACTCTTCCCCATCCCGGGACGAGCCGAGATGATGATGAGTTCTCCCGGCTTGGCTAGGCCGAAGCGACGGTCCCAGTCGGGCCAAGGGAAGCTCATCCCAATGTCCTTGTCCGTGTAGGTGCCAGCCTGCACCCGCTCCACCAGTTGGATGGCGGAGTCGGCAGCATCAGCCAGCGTCTCCTGCTTCTGGCCCTCGTGGTGCTTGGTGATGAGGTTGTTCACCTCCATCACGAAGCCCTCGACGCTGCCGCTATGGGCGAGCGTCTTCTCTGCCATACGAGAGCAGGTGGCGTGAAGCTCGCGCATCACGTAGTGCTGCCGGATGACATCGATCCAGTGACTGAGCTGGGCCGTGGTGCACGCAGCCTGCGTCATCTCAACCAGCCCAGCCAAGCCGCCCACTTCGTGCAGCTTGTTCACCTTCTTCAGCTCCTCCACCAGAGCGTGCAGCTCAAGCGGCTGGCTGTTCTTGTGCTGCCACTGGATGGCCCGCCAGAGGCGGCGGTGCTGCGGCAGATAGAAGCACTCCTCCTCAATCTTGCCGTCAATGGCCTTGGCCAACGAAGCAGGACCATCTAGAAGGATGCAGGAGAGGACGATGCGCTCGCCTTCCTCGGAATGGGGAAGCACTACGCTCACGACGCCACCTCCCTCGGATCGTAACCGCGACGCAGGCGCCACAGGGTGAGGCACGCCTTGAACCACTCCCACGATTCGTGAAGCTGCTTCTGGTCGTAGCGCACGACATCAACCCGCCCCGGCTCGGTCTTGCTGACGTAGATGTTGATGCCCACAGTCTCGTCCTCGGGCAACTCCGTGCAGTTGGTCCGATACTTGGCCATAATGTAGGCCGCAATCTGAGCGCAGTGGGACCGCTTGAAGGCAATCGGCTCATCCTTCTCGGTCTTGCAGGTTTTGAAGTCTAGGATGCCCGGGAGCCCGCCCTCAGAGAAGGCGTAGTCCGTGGTGCCAGCGTAGCCGAGAAACAGATTGGTGACGGCCACCTCCTGCTCCTCCACCTTGAGGCCACCAATCTTCAGGGTGTCCAGCGACTTGTTCGTCGCCTCCACGAGTAGCTCCATCCCAATCGGAACTTCGCCCTCCATAGCCTTGTGGAAGGCGGTGCCAAACACCTGCGCCTGCTCCATCTCCTTGTCGGCCTTCTCGCGAATGATCGCGGAATACTCCGACAGAGTCGGAGCCACGGCCAGCGGGTCACCGCTGCTGTAGCACGCTTCCAATATTTTGTTGGCCTTCCAGCGGTCCAGTTCAGGAGCCGCTGCCTCGTTGAGAACGCTGCTCACCGAAGGGAGCAGGCGCTCTAAGCGAGCGTCGCGCAGCGTGGTGCTACGAATGACGCCCGACTTGCTGATGCGGGTGTGGGACGGCTTGCCGTCGCGCGTGTACCAGTGTTCGCTCATATGTCGGAGTCAGCTTGCTACCATTTATGGCCAGCCTGCAAGAGTTTTTTCCTATTATTTTTTATCAAGATTTCCTCTTCAGCGGTGAGGTAGATGCGCTTCAGTTGTAACTCCCTCACCTGCTTTTGGATGCGTTCGTGGTGTACGTTCAGTTCAAGCTCGATGAGCTTCACTGGAGTCATAGCCATCAGCATCTGGCGGATTGCAGTCGTCTTCTCGTGTCGCGGGTGGCTCATAGAGGGGCCGTTAGTGATTTCGCTGCACGCTGCTGCAAGATGGCCTTGTGCTCATCAGCCTTCACGTAGGCTAGGTAGTAGCCCTTGCGCTGGGCCCGCCCTGCCACCATCTTTGAGTCGATGTGCAGGTGCTGAGCAATGTGCAGTGCACGCTGGCCCTGTGCAATCATCCAGTCGATGGAGGCCATCATCTGGGGCGTGTTAAGTTTGCGGTAGCGTCGTTTGGGTTTCTCAGACATCAGGATTGATTTGGTTGAGTGCCGGGATGGTGTATTGCTGGCGTATATATTGAGCCAACTCCTCGGCGGTTTTGAAATACTCTGGGTTCTCGTACTTCAGGTAGTTGCGCAGCTCTTGGTCGATGTCGTGAAGCACCGACGACATAAGCTGCGCCCGGGAGGCGAGGAGAAACTCCCTCTCCTCATCGGGAAGTTGGAACTGAAGTTGGGCGTTCACGGCTGCGCCCGCAGCGCAAGGTTCTCACGCTGTAGCTCCGCAATAGTGGTCCGCAGGGAGAGTTCCCGCGATCCACCTGCCCCGTTGCAGATGGCCTGCTGCTCAAGCTCATCACGGAGAAGTTGGTTCTCGCGCTCTAGCTGCCTAGCCCACTCGGCATTAACCACCATCGTCTTTCCTAGGCAGTCGGCTGGGTAGGTGCGTTCGTCTGTGCACGGCGTGTCAGTCTTTGTGGTCATAGTCGGGCCAGTTCTTGCTTCGGATGACGGCGATGACGACGCCCACGTTCACCCCCGTTAGGAACGCAAGTATGCACAAGATGGTAATCACGACGCCTCCTCGATGGCATTGTCAATGCAGGAAGACCGGATGCCCTTCTTGCGGTGGTAGTTGGTCAGCACGCGCTGGTTGTGCAACTTGCGCATCAGCTCTTGTTCACGCTCGGCCCACTCTTTACGAGTGAGGTGTTCAAGGTATCCCTTATTGGACACCAGCTTTACTCCAAAGCACGCTAGCAGTTTGTTTATTGTGTTCATAGGCAATCATTTCGATACGCCGCCCATAGGCCAGCGTGTCATCCTTCTTGTGGCCCCTCGGGCCACCCTTGTGCACCCGCGCCAGCGTCTGCACATCTCCAGTCGCCCACGCCCTCGGGGCGTAGCGCTTCATATACCCCTCGACCACTAACTTGGCCTTCTCCAAGTCGTCGCAGTCGGACCAGCTTCCACCGACGTTGCTATCCTCCCAATAGGCCCTGCTGATTTGCAGCGGGCCTCGATACTCACCCCAAGACACACGCCCCAACCTCCCTCCGCTCTCAACTTGATGGAGCGCGACCCAGAACGCCGCGCTAGGTGCAGCCAAGCATTGGCCAGAGAGCAGAAGGAAGAGGAGCGTGCGCATTGGGAGATGCTTAGAACGGGATGTCTTCCGAGTCGGCAGTGTCAGCCACCGTCTCGGCCTGCGTCACGCGACTGTTGGAGCGGGCATTGGCCTCATCAGATGCGTCGATCTTGGCCCTAATCCACTCGGGCACCGCAGACGGCACCACAATCGGACCGCTCTCAGGGATGTCGAACACCACGGTGTCCATCGAAGGACGTACAGGCGCCATCCCCTTGGTCAGCGGCATCACGCCTTGGATGCGGGCATAGATGCGGCTAGGATCGGCCTTCCCGGGCTTGTGAACGATGTTCAGCAGGCAGTTGGCGCCGATGATGTTCTTCAGGTCGAACCCACCAAGCTCCTCGTTGGTGAACGGACGCCCGCGCCAGCTCTCCAAGATGCCACGCAGCGTGGCCTTCTTGCCGATGCTCATCGTGTATTCCGATGAGATGATGCGCGGCTGAGGGCCGTCAGAGGTGGAGATGGTTTCGTGCGGCAGTTCCCAGCAGATCATCACCTTGCGGGCGGCACGGTATTGGGGATTGCCCGGGTCTTGCGTACCCAGATCAATCACCCCGTAACAGACGGCCTGATGAACCCCTGCGGGCACCGGCTCGATGGATTTACCACTATCAGCTTTAACGGTAGGCATATGTGTGTTGGTTTGGCTCCCCGTTGCGGGGAGAAATTAGTTGTTGGACGGATCGCCTCGGGTCACTTGGACGTTGGGTCCGTTCACCGAGATGCTGAAGCCAGCAGCCTCGCGTGTGGCCCTCAACTCCTTGTGAAGCTCCTTGGCATAGCGCAGCGCCGTCTCCTGCTCCTTGCAGGTGGGCTCCAGCTCAAATCGGCTGAAGAGTCCATCAAGGACGATTTCGGTACGAACCATCAGCTCAAGGACGCAGATGACATCCTCCCGCTCGATGGCCTTGGTTAGTTCGGTTGTGTCTTTCATCCCCAGCACTATCTATTATTTTCCCCAAAAATACTAGCTCTATTTTTAAGAGGATAGTAAGGTGCTGTTGGATTGGTATTTACGATATTTCTTTTTTGTTTATGCATCCAAACGCTGGTGCTGATGCAGGAACACGGGTGCACAGTTCACCCGTTGCCGGGTGATGCATCGAAACGCTGTCTGCTGAGAGACGAGGTGTCCGGTATGCTGCCGCCCGTGCTGGTAGGCCAAGGCCCACGGGTTGTTCGGCGGTTCACTCCCAAAGGGAGCCGTATTAAGAGAAGCTGGTGTTGTCCGTCAGGCTTCTCGCCAGTACCACGGAATTGCCTCCTTGCACAGGTAGGCACCCCGCGTGTCAATCCTTCTACCCTAGAAACAAGAAACCCTCACCCCGGTGCATCGAGGTGAGGGTCGTGGCCTAGGTGACTAATCTAGGCCGGTAGAAGCGACACAATGAACAACTGGCGAGTTGGACCATAGCACAGCTTTGTGTTCCGTCAATAGATTTCTTGAAAAAAGTTGGCCCGGGGTGAACACGGCCCGGGGTGAGTGGCACCCGCCCGCCCCGGGCGCCGCCAGAACATACCAAAAGCCCCCCCCCCCCCCCCCCCCCTCCCCTACCCTGCCGGACCCGGCCCTGCCCCCAAGGATAATGAGACTC